TGCTGATGCAGAAATTAAAGACAATATAAGAATATTAAGAGACAGAGCAAGAGAATTAGCACGCAATGATTCATATATAGCAAGATATTTAAACTTAATGGTATCTAATGTTGTTGGCAAGCAAGGTATAAGGGTTAGCTCAAAAGCTAGGTTAGATGATCCTGTTAATAATGGAAAATTGGATATAAAAGCAAATCAAATAATAGAAAGTTCATGGAAAGAATGGGGAAAAGTCGGCAATTGCACAACCAATGGAAGATTATCTTTTTTAGACTGTCAAAAAATCTTTATTGAATCTTTATGTAGAGATGGTGAAGTATTAATTAGAAAGATTAAATCTAAAGATTATTCTTTTGGTTTTCAGATTCAGTTTTTAGAAGCAGATCATTTGGATGAAACTAAAAATGGATTTAATAAGGGCACTGGAAATCGAATAAAGATGGGCGTAGAAGTAGATAAGCACGACAAACCAATAGCTTACCACTTATTTAAAGAACATCCGTATGACAGAACATACATGGGCAACATAGAACATATTAGAGTGCCAGCAGATGAAATAATACACGCTTATTTACCACAAAGAGCAGAACAAACTAGAGGGATATCTTTAGTTGCAACTGCTATGGCTAATGTAAAGATGTTAAATGGCTATTTAGAAGCTGAAATAGTTGCTGCAAGAGTTGGCGCTTCAAAGCAAGGTTTCTTCATTAGTCCAGATGGTGATGGGTATGTTGGTGATGGTGAATTTGAAGATACTTTTAATCCAACAATGAACGCACAAGCTGGGGTTTTTGAACAATTACCAGCAGGTATGGATTTTAAAGCATTTGATCCTACACATCCCACATCTGCATTTGAGTCTTTTACAACTAGCGTATTAAGAAGTATTGCTTCAGGTTTAAATATTTCATATCACTCGCTATCAAACGACCTTACATCAGTTAATTACAGTTCAATTAGACAGGGTGCTTTGGAAGATAGAAGCATGTATCAAATATATCAACAGTTTGTTATTGACCATTTTATAGATCCAATATTCAAGTCATGGCTTGATAGTGCTTTAGATTGGCAAAAAATTAACTTACCAGATGAAAAGTTTGATAAATTTTCTCGTTCAGTCAATTACATACCAAGAAGTTTTGCTTGGATTGATCCATTAAAAGAAATGCAAGCTAATGTAATTGGTTTACAAAATGGTACTTTGACATATAGCGACATTAGTGCAGCAGCAGGCAGAGATACAGAAGAATTATTTGAACAACATCAAAAAGAAATTGAATTAGCAAAACAATATGATATTGAATTGGCGTATCAGCCGTTTGGTCAGAAGCTACCTGTAGAAGCAAAGATACAGGGCGGAGATGATGATGAGTAAGCCCAATGAAGGCATGAAAGTTGCTGCTAAAAGAGCTTTAGAGTGGCGAGAAGAATATGGAAGAGGGGGTACAAGAACTGGTGCTTTAAGAGCACGTCAGATAGTTGCAAATGAGAACTTATCTGAAGATGTGATTAAAAGAATGTATAGCTTCTTTTCAAGACATGAAAACAATAAAGCAGAACATTATGAAAAAAAAGAAAATGATGGTGGCTATTCAGCATTTAGGATTTCATGGGATTTATGGGGTGGAAATGCTGGATTTGCATGGTCAAAAACAAAAGTAAATCAAATGAAAAATAAAGAAGATAGAGCAATGCCTGACACATTAAAGATTGGCGATTTTGTAAGTTGGAATAGCTCTGGTGGAAGAGCTAAAGGAAAAATAATAAAGATTCAAAGAGATGGAAAAATAAATGTTCCTAACAGTGAATTTACTATTACTGGAACTAAAGATGATCCAGCAGCATTAATACAAGTTTATAGAAGTGGTGAACCTACTGATACTGAAGTAGGGCATAAGTTCAGCACTTTAACAAAAATTAATCCTATAAGGGATTTTAACAATTTCAATTCTAATGAATTGGAAAAACATCCACTAAATAGTGAGGAGAAATCTATGAATAAAGAAGATAGACATATCCTTAATGTTAGTGAAACTGACAACACTGTTGTTGTTGAATTTGCAAAGCATGAGGATGTAGAAGAAGCTGCCGATGAGGTGGCAATTGATATTGAAGAAGAAGAAAGAGCAATAAGTCCTGAAATAAACTACAGAACTATAGATCTTTCAAGAGCTTCATATATTGATGAAGAGAATAGAAGGGTGCGTATTGGCGTAAGCTCAGAAACACCTGTTGAACGATCCTTTGGTAAAGAGGTTCTTTCACATAATGCTGAAGATATAGATATGTCATTTATGACTTCAGGCACAGCTCCACTTTTGGATTCACATGATATGGAACGCCAAATTGGAGTAATTGAAGAATTTAAACTTGATGAGACTGCTAAGAGAACCATAGCAGTAGTAAGATTTGGAAAATCTGCTTTAGCTCAAGAAGTTTACCAAGACGTACTAGATGGAATTAAAAGGAACATTTCTGTTGGGTACTCTATAACTAAAATGGAACGAGCTACTAACGATATTATTGGAGATCATTACAGAGCAAGCTGGCAGCCGATGGAAGCATCTGTTGTTGCCATACCTGCTGATCGCGATTTTCAAAAAGTCGGAGTTGGTCGTTCTAAAGATAAACAAAAAACACAAACAACAAAGGTGAAAATAATGAATGACGAAAAACAAGAAATTAATCTTGACGAAGTTAGATCAACATCTGTTGCTGAAGCAAAAGCTGAATTTGAAAGAAATTATAAAAAAATTACAGACTTGGGTGTAAAGCACAATAAAAGAGATCTAGCTGATAAAGCAATCGGTGAAGGAAAATCAATAGAAGAATTTAGAGGTGAATTATTAGAAAGTATTTCTAATGACACTCCTTTAGAAACTCCTTCAGAAATTGGTATGACTAAAAAAGAAGTAAGAGAATTCTCATTAGTGAGAGCTATTAATGCTTTAGCAAACCCAACAGACAGACGTGCTCAAGAAGCTGCTGCATTTGAATTTGAATGTTCAAACGAAGCTGCAAGAATACAAGGCAAATCTGCTCAAGGCATTATGATGCCAGCAGATCTATTAAGATCTTGGGGACAAAGAGACTTAAATACTTCAGATGACGCAACTCTAATCGCTCAAGATTACAGAGGCGGAGACTTCATAGACGTATTAAGAAACAAATCTTCAGTAATGAACGCTGGAGCTACTATGCTTAGAGGATTACAAGGTAATGTTGTAATACCTAAGAAAACTGCTGCTTCTACTGCTGCTTGGATAGCAACAGAGGGTGGAAATAGTACTGAAAGTGAATTTACAGTTGGTTCAGTAACAATGTCTCCAAAAGTAATTGGTGGACATACTGAAATGACTAGACTTATGCTTCAACAATCTAGCTTAGATGTTGAAAACTTAGTAAGAAATGACCTATCTGAAGCTATTGCTCTTGCAATTGATTTAGGTGCTTTAGCTGGTTCTGGTTCTTCAGGACAGCCAACAGGTATTTCTGCAACCTCAGGTATTAACACAACAACTTTTGCTGCTGCTACACCTACCTTCCCTGAGTTGGTAGCGATGGAGTCGGCTGTTTCTGCTGATAATGCTTTACAAGGTTCTTTAAAGTATATTGCTAAACCTTCAGATTGGGGAACTCTTAAATCTGTAGATAAAGCTAGTGGCTTTGGTCAAATGATCGTTGGCTCAGATGGTCAAATTAATGGCTATGACGTTGTCAGATCTAACCAAGTTACTGCTGGTGATTACTACTTTGGTAACTTTGCAGACTTATTAATCGGTCTTTATGGTTCACTAGATATTACTGTTGACCCTTACACTCATTCAAAATCTGGAACTATTCGCGTAGTAGCACTTCAGACTTGTGATGTAGCTGTAAGACATGCAGTATCTTTCTGTAAATCAAACGATAGCTAATGCTTAAATGGAATGGTGGGGGAAACTCCACCATCTTAAATATGAAAAATTACTTAATTTTAAAAGACACTATGGCAGCAGGTAAAAGAGTTTCTGCTGGAGACATAGTTGAACTAGATGTAGATGTTGGCAATCAATTAGTTGGTTATTTTAAAGCCGAAGAAACTACAAAAAAAACTCAATCAAAAAAAGCTGACAGAAGTGTTGGTTTAAAAACTTCAGAAGTAAAAGCTCCTAAAACTAGAGCTAAGAAGTAATTATGGCAATGGAATTCGATAGAGATTTTGATGCTTTTATAAATGCAGATCATGGTGGTGCTGGTGAAAAGGTTACTTATACACCTACTGGCGGATCTGCATCATCTATCAATGTAATTTTAAATCAAGAATATGTAGACATAGATACTGGAGGATTACCAGTGCAAGGTTATCAACCTGTAGCCATGGCTAAAACAAGTGATATACCAAATATTGCATTTGGCGATACCATCGCAGCTTCAGTTATTAAGAGCTTAGACGGAACAACAATAAAAGCTGCTACTAATTACAAAGTTATAAATTTTGAAAACGATAACACTGGTATGACTTCATTATTGTTAGAGGTTCAATAATGGCTCATGTAAGAAAAAGCATAAGAGAATATTTTGGTACGACTTTAAATAATCTTAGTACAACAGGTACAAACGTCTTTGAATCAAGAGTTTATACCTTACAAGATAACGCATTACCAGCATTAGCTATCTATACAAAATCAGAAACTTCTGAGCCTATTGTTATAGGTACTAATAGAGTAATGAGCAGAGATTTATCTGTAGTTGTAGAAGGATATTGTAAAGCTGTTAGTAATTTTGATGATGTTATAGATCAAATAAGTTTGGAAGTAGAAGAAGCTATTGCAGCAGATAGAACTTTAGGTGGTCTTGCAAAAGATACATACATTGAAAGTACAGAAATTGATTTTACAGGCGAGGGAGAACAACCAGTAGGTTCTGTAACCCTTACATTTTTAACCAACTACTATGTCAAGGAAACCAATCCTGATGTGGCAGTTTAATAGGAGACAATTATGAAAATGATTAGTCCAAATGGCAATATTTCTATAGATGCTCACCCCTCAAAGGTTGAGTCATTTTTGAATATGGGTTGGAAAGAAGAAGCAGTCCATTCGCAAGATAAAGTTAAATCTTCTTCAAAAAAAAATAAAAACGAGGTAAAAGAAAATGGCGATACATAAAGGAAGTGAAGGTACAGTCCATGTTGGTACTGATGCTGTAGCTGAAATTAGGTCTTATTCTGTTGAAGAGACTGCTGATACTCTTGAAACGACATCTATGGGTGATACCGCTAGAACACATTTAGCATCATTAACATCCTTCTCAGGAAGTTTAGATGTTTATTGGGATGAAGTAGATACTGCTCAAATAGCTTTAACTGTTGGTACAAGCGTAGTAATTAAATTCTATCCAGAAGGTACAGCTAGTTCTGCAAAATACTATACAGGTACAGCTATTGTTACAGGTGTTACAAGAAGTGCATCATTTGATGGTTTGGTTGAAGCTAGTATTTCTGTTCAAGGAACAGGTGCTTTGACACTAGCAACAGCATAGAACTATGTCAGTTATAGATAACGCAAAGAAGCATTTTGATAGCTTAGAAACTAAAATTATAGAAGTCGCTGAATGGGGTGATGATGAACATAATCCGTTAAAGATTTATTGTAAACCAATAACTCTTTCAGAGACTTCTAAATTTATGAAACTAGCTCAAGATGATGACGTACAGCTTTTAGCTTATGTTTTAATTTATAAAGCATTAGATGAAGCTGGAGAAAAGTTATTTACTATCGCTGATAAGAAAACCTTATTGGAGAGGGTTGATAGAGATGTATTAATTAGAGTATCAAGCGAAATGATGAACAATGTTTCGCAGGAAGAAGTTAAAAAAAAGTAACAGAAGATAAGCAGCTATACATAAAATATGCACTAGCTGAAAAACTAAACAAAACTTTAGCTGAAATTGAGCAAATGACAGTTGAGGAGTTTCAAGGATGGTTAGCTTATCTTGAAATAAAGGAAGAAAAGAATGGCAGCTCTAGGTAAACAAGCATTTAGAATTGAATTATTAGCTAGTAATAAGTCTGCTGCTGCCTTAAATAGATTCAAAAAAGATATTGGTGGTGTAAATAATGTTGTAAGTCAATTAGGACAAACATTAGCTGCTGCTTTTTCTGTAAGAGAATTAGTAGAAGCTGCCAACGTAATGATTGGCGTTAAAAACAGAATGGATGCATTTACTGGAAGTGCTGAAGAAACTGCTGCTGCTATGAATCATATGAAGAGAATAGCATTAGATTCAAGGTCTGATTTTGATGCTGTTGCTATGTTATTTACAAGACTTTCTTTAGCTACAGAGCATTTAGGAGCAACTCAAAAAGATGTTGCTGATGCTACACAAATGGTAGCAAATACTTTTATTATTGCTGGTTCCCATGCTCAAGAGGCAAATAACTCTGCAAGACAGTTAGCACAGGGTTTAGCTTCAGGTGCTTTAAGGGGTGATGAGCTTAGATCAGTAATGGAAAACAACACAATTCTTACTAAGATGTTAGCCGATGGTCTTAACATGACAGTTGGTGAGCTTAGAGAGTTTGGTCATGCTGGTAAGCTAACAGCAGAAACTGTAATGCCAATTCTTATTGCAGGTATTGATGAAACCAATGAGTTGATTAAAGACATGCCTATGACATTGGGACAAGCAGGTGTTGCTCTCAGAAATAATTTTCAATTTATGATTGGTGATATACAGGAATCTACTCAAGGATTTTCAAAACTAGCTAGTGGAATTAATTTTGTTGCACAAAACTTAGATGCTTTGTTAATACCCGCTATAGGTGGGGTTACTTTGGCTATAAAAGCTATGAGTAAGGCAATAATAGCAAATCCTTTTGGTTTATTATTAACTGCATTTAGTACGTTAATAATGGCAGCCTATGTTTTTAGACAAGAAATATATAATGATTTTAGAGAAGTATTTGATGTAACAATTCCTAATTTTATTGATAAGGGTTTAATTGCTTTTGAAACATTGAAGCAAGGAATAAAAGAATTAACTGGTTTTGCTGTAATAAAATCTTTAGCAAAAGGTCTTAATTTAATATTAGGATTGTTTAATAGTGCTATAGATAAAATGCCAAAAGTAGCTGAAAGGCTTGGTATTGATAAAATTAAACTTATAGATACTGATGCTATAGGAGGAGATATTAATGAGTCTGTTGAAAAAATAGCAGAAGCAAGAAAAAGAATTAGAGATAGAGTTGTGGGAGATACAGACTATGAAGTACCTAGCCTTATGGATTTTATATTTGGAAAACCTGAAGATCAACAAGGAGAGCAGGGTACTGGATTTACACAATTAACAGCACTAGAACAATTCTTAATGGATGCTGAAAAAGGCTACAAAGATTTCTTTACTAACATTAAAACCATGCAAGAAGAAATGCAGGGTGTGTTTAAAAAATCTTATGATGGTGTTACTCAATTAACTATGGATTTCCTAGAAAAAGGAAAGGCATCATTTAAAGATTATGCAACTTCTGTGGTAAGGGAGTTAATAAGAATAGCTGTACAAAAATTAATTATAGACAGAATGTTTGGTTCTATGGGTCAAAGTTTTAAAGATATAAAAGGCGTAATGGAGTACAACAAATTAACAGATAATGATACTTTGTTTGATAGCTTTTCAGGTGGTGGCTATACAGGTATGGGTGCAAGAGCAGGTGGTGTAGATGGCAAGGGTGGATTTCCAGCAATACTACATCCTAATGAAACTGTTATTGACCACACCAAAGGACAAGGTATGCAATCAGCTCCTACAGTCAACTTTAATATATCAACAGTAGATGCTGCTGGATTTGACCAGTTACTAGCATCAAGAAAAGGATTGATAACATCAATCATAAACAATGCCATGAATAATCAAGGCAAAATGGGAGTAGTCTAATGGCTGACGTAGCTGATTTCACAACCAACCCAAATTTTAGAAGTTTAAATTTTAAAGATAATAGACCTACTTTATTAAATCAATCCTTGTCAGGAAGAAGGCAAGTCAGGCAAATAGGTAGTCAATATTTTTCTTTTACAGTGCAAATGCCACCCTTACAACAAGATAAGGCTCAAGAAATATTTGCATTTTTACAAAAACAAAAAGGATCATCAGGAGACTTTACTATAGGCGCACCACTAGATAATTTAGGTGCTGGTAAAGCAGAATCAGACATACAAGTAGTAGGTTCTCATGTTGCAGGAGATGCATCTATTGATTTAGATGGTTTCGCAGCAAGTCAAGCTAATGCATTAAAAGCAGGTGATCTAGTAAGGTTTAACGGTCATAGCAAAGTTTATATGGTGCAAAACAACATAGATTCTAACGCCGATGGTTCTTTGCAATTAATGATATCCCCAAATCTTGTAACATCTCTAGCAAATAATGAAGCAGTAGTTGTAAACAAACCTAGATTTAAAGTCTATCTTGAAAATAACGAGATTATGTATTCAACAGATGCTAGTGGTTTTTATAGCATTTCATTTGATGTTAGAGAGGTTATAACCTAATGCCTAGAAGTTTATCTACTGCTTTACAAACCCAAGTATCATCACAAACAACTAAAACAGCTTTTCTAGTTGAGCTTAATTTATCGTCAACGATTAGATTAACTGATTGGTATTCTGATGTAACTTATGATTCTAATACTTACCAAGCTGGTGGTTCTTTTTTAACTGTTGGCTCAACAACAGAGACAGGTCAATTACAAGTAGATGAAATTGATTTAGGTTTTTCTAATATTACAGATCAAGTTAGATCGTTGGTTCAAGATGGTGCATTTACTGATAAAACAGTAGACATATACATAGCTTACTTTGATGTAAATGAAATTATTGTTGGTGCTATAAATTATTTTACAGGTCAAATAAGAAATGTAACCATATCAGAAGACATCAACCAATCTGTTCTTAGTATGACAGTTGCTTCACACTGGGCAAACTGGAATCTAACAAAAGGCAGGCATTATTCAGACGAATCGCAACAAGCATTTAGTACAGGTGATAGAGGTTTTGAATTTGCTACACAAGTTAAATCAGATGTTAGGTGGGGTTCATAATGGTTTGGGATAAAATAGTACAATTTTTTGCTGCTGTTGGAGAAGCATGGGGCAAGGCATCTATTTTACAAAAAATAAATTATGTATTTACAGCAGTAACAGCAATAACAGGTGTAAAGGGTTTTTTACAACAACGAAATATGCTTGCAAAAGGGCAAGACATTATGGCTAACAAAGTTGCTGCTGGTGGCAAGTTACCAATTATCTATGGAACAAGAAGGGTTGGTGCTCAGATTGTTTACATGGATACAGCCAATAATTCTTCACAAAACTTGTTTGTTGTCTATGCATTAAGTGTTGGTGAGGTTGATGAAATTCTTTTAAGAACATTAGAAATAGACGGAAACCCTTTAACTGATCCCAATCAATTTAGAAATGGTGGTTATTTAGGTTCGGATAAAATTAGTTCAGGTTCAGGTTCTTTATGTACAGCAAACCAAACCTCAGGTTCAGTAGATTTAGCTGGTGGTACTTTTGGTACTAACCCAGCATTAGGTGGTTATAGATATGTATTTAATGCCCATCATGGTGAAGCATCTCAATCAGCAGATCCTATGCTTAGAGCATCTATTGGAAGTAGCTGGACTACAGCACATCAATTAAATGGGGTAGCTTATATTGCAGCTTCTTTTATCTATGATAGTAAAGGACAATTTTCAGGTGTTCCGCAAATTACAGTTCAAGTTAGAGGTAAAAAGGTATATGACCAAAGACAAGATAGTACAAATGGTGGAAGTGGTAGCCAAAGAATAGCAGATGTTTCTACTTATGGTTATTCAGATAACCCAGCAATTATATTTCAAGATTTTATTCTCAATGACCAATTTGGTAAGGGTTTAGCATCATCACAACTTAATTTATCAACATTTACTGCTGCTGCTAATAAAGCAGATGCTTTGGTGAATCAGCCTTATTACAATGGCGTAGCTAAAACATTTGTTTGGAGTGGTACATCAGGTGATAACTTTATTGTAGTTGATCCTTCAGGTGCAGGTGGATTGCGTTGGTGGCAAAACAAAGTAGGTGAAGCATTTTATTTAACTGCTTCTGATAGCACTTTGGTTTTAGATGGTACTGAGGTACAAATTACTGCTGTTGAAAGGACGCATTACCCTAATCAGGGTGTTAGATTATTGATTTATTTTAACGATACTTTGACTAGCACATACTCCAATCAAACAGATGGTTCTGCTTTAGCAAAAGTTAGAAGATTTCATTGTAATGGTTATGTTGATGGCAATAAAACTGTTATGGAAAATGCAAAAGAATTGCTGGCAAATATGCGTGGTATTTTTCTTTATATTGATGGTAAATATGAATTATCAATAGAAGATACAGGATCATCTACATTTAGCATTACAGACGACCATATTATATCTGATTCAGGTATATCAGTTGATTATGGCAATAAAGATAAAAAAGCAAATAAAGTTATTGTTGAATATTTTAACGCTAATAAAAAATACGAATTAGATACAGCAACAGTATTACATGATGCATCTCCTGAATATTATTCAGATGATGGTGAAATACTTGAAATTAAAGCTGAATTTCCTTATGTAACTGATCCTTATATTGCTTACAACATGGGTAAGGCAATTCTTACTAGAAGTAGAAACCAAACCACTATGCAGTTCTTAGGTACTCCTGAGATGTATAAACTTAATGTTGGTGATATTGTTAGCCTGACTTATACGCCATTAGGATTTTCAGGAAAAGTTTGTAGGGTTGAAGCACTAGAATTACAGTCTAATGGTTTAGTTGCAGTTAGCTTAATAGAATACTTTGATGTCTATACATGGGAAGTTCCACCGCAAGAGGAGTTTGAAGAATTATCTGATATACCTTCTGCATATAATGTAAAGAAACCAACAAATATTACATTCACTGATACTGATGCTAGTTCAACTAATAGACCTTTTTTAGCTTGGGATTTACCAACTGATTATCCTTATCATCAATGGAGAGTCAATGTTGTAGATAGTTCAAGCAATCAAGTATTAAATAAAATAGTAGATATAAATAATGTTGATCTAAGTTTTATACCAAAAGCAAATGGTTATATTGCAAGCATTACAGCTCTTAATTCTTTAGGTGTTGAATCAGATGCAGAAACAAAAACTTTTAATGTAGGAGATGCACCAACAGCTACAGATGATTTACAAGATGGTTCTGTAACTAATGTAAAGATTGATACATTAAGTGCTGCAAAAATAAACACTGGTGAGCTTAATCTTGGTCAAGAATCAGGTATGGCTGTTAGGCAAACTAAAACTGGTTACACATCAACAGCTACAGGTTTTTGGTTAGGTAATGATGGTGGTACACCTAAATTTAACATTGGCTCAAGCAGTAATTATTTAAAATTTGATGGAACTGATTTAGATATAGCAGGGGAGATAAGTGCAACAACAGGTTCTATAGGTGGTTTTACAGTTGGTGACACTTCTTTAACTGCTGGTTCAGGTACATCCAAGATATCCTTATCTACAGCAGATGGTATACATCTTGGAGCTAATGCCTTTGCAGATGCACCATTTAGTGTAAATCTTGCAGGCTCATTAACAGCACAATCAGCAACACTATCTGGAACAATAAAAAGTAACCAATCATTTAGTTCAGGTTCTTCAACTAGAACTGTAAAAATTGATGCTAGTTCTAACGCTTTATACACATTAACAGCAGGTTCAGAAACACCTACTGAAGCACCTTTTAGAGTTAAATCAGATGGTACAGTTGAAATAATAAAACTAGACTTATTTTTAAGCGATGGTGTAACAAAGATATTTGATAAAGATACAGGTTTTACTAATAATGCTTTTTCAGAAATTGCAGCAGATTTAGGTACAGCTATATCAGACTATACAAAACCATTAGCCAGTAATACTGAAGCACAAAAAATAACACTAACATCAACACAAAACGTAACTGTTAAAGCTATTAAATCAGCCTTTATGGTTGGTTGGAGTCCTCAATCATCTTCTTATTCAAAAAGTAGAATACCTACTAAAGTAAGAATGAGATTAATGCACTCATTAAATTCTGATTTAAGTAGTGCAAATGAATTAGCTACTTTAGGAAGTAGTTGGACTGCTGGTGTAGATAGAATTGATACTGGCACACCCACATCAACACAATACAAAATACAAGAAAGTCAGCAAGTAGAAACAGGATTTACTTTTTATGAATGGGTAACACAAAACCTAAGTGGAGACGCTATTGATGATAATTTTGAATTTTCTATATCAAGCACAGCTTCATACGCTGGTTCAACAAGCGGAATAGACCATTATTTCTTTATAGAAATAGATGGTGCAGGTGGTTCAACTTTTGGTGCCAATAGTACCACTAGCACAGCAGCACGCTCATTAAATATATCAGGTGTATCTTTTTATATTAGTAATGGTGATGCTGCTGATACAGGTGAAGGAGATATTACTGCTGTTTATGCTGGAACTAATTTAAATGGTGGTGGCACAGCAGGTGCGGTTACTTTAAACCTAGATTCTAACATTTCAGGCAATCATACATTTTCTAATAACTTAATAGTCGGTGGTGATCTTACAGTTCAAGGAACTACTACAACTATTGATACAGCAAATCTTAATGTTGAAGATAACAACATAACTATTAATTATTCATCAGGCGATTCTTCTGCTTCAGCTAATGGAGCAGGTATTACTATTCAAGATGCTGTAAGTGCTGGTAATGATGCTACTTTAACTTGGAATACAAGCAATGATAGTTTTAATTTTTCGCATCCAGTCAATGTAACAGGAAACATAGGCGTTACAGGTTTAACAACTACAGGTAATATTAACTTTGGCGATAACGACAAAGCCATCTTTGGAGCAGGTTCAGATTTACAGATTTACCATGATATCAACAACAGTTATATCGTTGATTCAGGCGATGGGAACTTATACATAAATGCTAATGAGTTGCGTTTCGGAAACGCAGATAATTCAAAAGACTATATACACGGAAATAACGGCGCAGAAGTAAAGCTGTATTACAACAACTTCCAAAAACTAGCCACAACCTCAACAGGCGTAGACGTAACAGGTAATATAGTAGTATCAGGAACAGTTGATGGTAGAGATATAGCAACTGATGGAAGCAAATTAGATGGCATAGAAACAGGTGCTACTACAGACCAAACTCAATCTGAAATTAATGCACTTGGCATAACTGCAACAGGTTTATCAGGTACGCCTAATATAACTGTTGGAACAATTAATAGTGATGCATTAAACATACCTTCTGATGGTACTAATGATACAAGAATAGAAATTGGCACTAACACATTAGCTAATCATAATGCCTATATAGATTTAGTTAGTGATACTACTTACACAGATTATGGTCTTAGATTTATTAGATATAATGGTGGTGCTAATACTGCTTCAGTAATTGCACATAGAGGAACAGGCAATCTATTTGTTGAAGCTGTAGATGCAGGAGCTGTAATTTTAAAAACAAATGGCTCAGATGGATTAACCATCAATTCTTCACAAAATGCAACTTTTAGTGGCAATGTAACTGCTACAGCATTTTATGGTGATGGATCTAATTTAACAGGTGTAACCAGCACAACTATTAACAACAACGCTGATAATAGAATCATAACTGGTAGTGGTACAGCAAATACCTTAAACGCTGAATCAGGTCTTACTTATGATGGTAGTACATTAAGCGGTGCTAACATTCAAATGACTGGCAATATCAATGCTTCAGGCGTAACTGCTAATAATGTAAGCGGTAATGTATTAAAAATAGATTCAACCACTGTTGTAGATAATTCAAGAAACCTTACAAATATAGGAACTATCTCTAGTGGTGTTATAACTGCTGATGGTTTGACACTTGGAAGCAATGAGTACATTCAAATGGGTGGAGCTGGAGAGTTTCAAATATTTAATGATGGCTCAAATACTGTATTACGTTCTTCTGATAATTTCTTAATACAAAGAAATACAAGCCCAAGAACTTCTATAAAAGTAACAGATTCTTCAGGCGAAGTTCAGTTAAGTTATGCAGGTAGTCCAAAACTAGCCACAACCTCAACAGGCATAGACGTAACAGGTACAGTAACTGCTGATGGTTTGACTGTTGATGGTGATGCTATTATCCAAGATGCAACCCCAACATTAGAATTTAAAGATACTGACAATAACCTTATAGCATCAGTAGGTGGTGCTAGTGGCTCACTTGTTTTAAAAGCTGATACAGGTGGTGGCACTAGCGGTGAAAGTATGCAATTTCATACTGGAGGAATTATAAGGCAAAATATTTCAGCTGGAGGAGACATCTCCTTCTATGAAGACACAGGCTCAACTGTTAAGTTCTTTTGGGATGCAAGTGCTGAATCGCTTGGAATTGGAACTAGTAGTCCTGATGCACCACTTCATATTATAGGAAATGATGGTGTTCAATTTAACAGGTCAGGACAAACAAATGGTTTTTTGATTAGACCTAACGCTTCAACTGATGGCATAAGATTTACGCAGGGTGGAACTGGCGATAGAATGACCATTGACTCAACAGGCATAGACGTAACAGGTACAGCAGTAACAGATGGTCTTACAGTAGCTGGTACTGCTCAAATAACTAATACTTCCTCTATAGATACATTAACATTAGTAGGTAATACTGGTTCTGTTGCAGGTGTAAAACTACAAGCTGAAGAAGTACATGGTGCTATGTACGGAGTTAATATAGGCACTAACTATGGTGGTCTTGCTTTCCATACAAATAATAACGGAACTGTAGCAGAAAAAGTAAGAATAGATAATGCTGGTAATGTTGGAATTGGATGCACACCAACAGCAACATCAAATGTAACAACGCTAGAAGTTTCTAATGCTACTACAGCAAGAATATTAGTAGATTCTACTGGTACAGGGGGTAGAAAATATGGTTGGTATTCTTCTGTAGATGGACAGTTTGCTGTATTTGATTATGATGCAGGTGAAGAAAGAATGCGTATTGATTCTCTAGGACGAGTTGGAATTGGTGGTAGTCCTTCTGAAAATTTATCTATAATAGGTTCTGCAAATACAGGCATGAATAT